CCCTACAGGCAAAAACAGGATTCAAAAAGCGAGGCGGAAAGCTCAGAGCAGTCTCAGTAAAAGGTAAGCAAAGGAATGAGTCTTATAGGAAAGTTAGGCAAGAATACCTTGAAGAAAAAGATTACGCTTGTGAAGTTTGTGGGATGTATGCAACTGACATTCACCATAAAAAGGGAAGGGGCAAGAACCTTTGTAAAAAAGAATCATTCATGGCAGTCTGTAGAAAATGTCATACCTTCATTCACGACAACCCTGCATGGGCCAGAGAGAACAATTATTTAATTTATGAATACAACGTTTGAATCCCGCATCATTTGCGAGGGAACTGAAGTAAGCAATACACCAGAGAAGATTCTGTTTCGTCAGAAATTCAATCAATGTTGGGTGAAAAAAAGTGACATCCGACTGAACGAAACTCTTGGACATCTTGACGGAGAGAAAGTGATTCGTATTGTAGTTCCAGAAGAAGTAGCGAATACCTTGGAACTTGCAGGTATTCTCGATTGATCTTTACTGGGAAGCATGGAGTCATGCGGTGAGCGTAACTTCCTCAATAAATTACGCGCCTTATATGGCAAAAAGAACCAAGCGGCAATACATGGGGCCGTCACTGAAACCATGACCAAGAGTAACGCCTTGGCCCAGTATTACCAATCTCCGTTATCGTCTGATCCGTAGTCATCGTCTTGACCAACATCAGCCAACTTTTCTTCCCGCGCCCAGAATCGGTTAGTTGGAACTGGTTTATCGTTTCCGATAAATACGAGTCCATTACGCCGCGCCATTTCGTGTGCATAGATTAAGCTATCACTTAAATCGGGCGAGTATCCTGTTCTTCCTTTGAGGTCATCTTTAGTTTCAATAGCAATCTTCTTGTTCTTAATCGTGTATCTACGAAGGCAGAGTTCCCGCGCTAACTCTGAAGTAGGACTAACACCAAATAGAACGCGACTCTTGAATGCGTGATAAACTGAGTAGTAATACTCAGAAACAAGACGATCATAAACATCTTTACATGGTCTTCTATCAACCTCCGCCGCGATTCGGTCAGTAGGTTTACCCATAGAAGAGATAAGAGCGATAGCGGCTCCAGATGAATCAAAGCGTAACCACTCACGAATAATTGCTTGTCCAACTCGGCCACCATCACCAGACACGTCCATACCGAATTTAGATGGTTGCACTCCAGCCGCACGGCATAACTGAACAACTTCAGTAGCAAGCTGGATTTCAAACTCGGCAGCGGCATTAGCCGATAGTTGGATTACCTTCTGACTTTCCAGCCACATAACACGATTGCGAGTCCCGCGCACGAACCCTAACTTAGCGATAGTAAGAACGCATCTATCCCCACCTATTGTAAATGCGGTATCGAATCCTGCTACCTTAGTAAATCCTTCCGAATCCCATAATGGTTCTTCGTTGGTATCAGCATTACGGATCAAATCAGCGGTAAGGATAGTTTGAGCAAATCCAGTCTTCGGCCACCAACCGATAGCGTTACGAACATAGTCAATTGCATTTTCGTCTCCATAACAAAGTTTGAGCATCATCTCCTGCTTCTTACGATCCATGAGAAATGGAAATGGAGAGGGTTCATTAGCAGGCGCGGCGAAGTTTGGGCTACGCATACCATTGTAGAACAAGCAAACTCCAGTCTCAGTCTCCCACTTATCCATGTCTGGGTTTACTGAATCAAAGTTAGAACAACCTTTTGGCATAGCCCAACGAGTGTGAGGATTGTCACCAGCAGATGGGTTTCCGATGCCGATAAAGGTAACATCATCGTTTGCACCCAAGTTGACTTTTGAGGTGATCGCGCCCATTTCCATTTCTGGCAACTCATCAAGTGCAAGACGGATTCGATCATTCTTACGACCACGGGTGGTATCAACTGCTTTTTGACCTTCATTACCAGATGGGAAGGCGAGGGCTTTGATAGCATTATCGTATTCCTTTTCCTCATCGTTTGTTGCTCCACCCCAAACAATCATATGGCGGTAGTCGATTAGCTTACCTATTTGAACGCGAGCGCATTTATAGAGTTTAGATATGATACCCCAGATACGATCTTCAGACGCGCCTAACGTAGTAGTAGCTACCCATGATGAAGTGCAGTGTGGGGCAGCGCACCAATCAAGGTAAATCCAAAGACCAACTGGAAAACTTTTTCCCATTGAGGCGGCTCCAGCTAAACAGATATCAACATTACTACAAAGTTCATCTAAGGTTCTAATCAACTGAGTGTTTGTATATCCTCGGTTGTAAATAGAAACCTCAGTCGGCCATTGAAGTTTAACTGCATTAAGAAAATGTTCAGATGGAGAAAGTAGTTTAAAATCTGAAATATTTATATTTTGTCTAATACAATAAGTTCTACCATATTGTCCTCGGCTTATAGCGTAGCAGTATAACTCAATACCAAGGTCATCCATGTTTTCTGGGAATTGAATTCCGTAACGACGAATACCTTTGTTTGAAGAAAAAACTCTTGACATATCAATAAGAAAATATATTTTCCGACGAAAGGCAAGATGAAACTGAAAAACAAAAACCTAGCACCAGTCGGGGGTTGGTATTGGCGTTATGAGATCAAGCGCGATAAACTCACCTTTCCAGCGATTGTTTACGGAAGCACATGGAGTAGTTTGATGCAAAACATTCAGAAAGACTATCGCTCCAACGGAGTTGAACTTCCTGCCAACATTGAGCAGTTGGTCGAAGATCAAACCTGCCAACGCCAACCAAGTGATCGTTGCTGGTATAGTGATGGTCTTGGAGATAGGATTGCACAGGTTATTCACACAGTAGCCAAGACTACGGACAGGGTTCTTGGAACTAAACTTGAGCATAAAGCTCGCGGATGTTCTTCTTGCAATAAACGCAGGAACACGCTTAACTCATTATCGTAACCGATAAAAATAAACATTATGTCTTTAAGCATTGGCAACGATAATTTTTCACTTGCTGTCTTAGATCAAGACGGCAAACCACCAGAAACACGAATCTCCAACGCCTCACACGCTTGGAACATAGCAAATCATCTTCGGCTTGCTAACATCGGGCGCGAGAATAAACGTATCCGTATCTATAAGGCGTATAAGATGTTCCCCCCTACAGGGTATAGCAAACTTGCTGAGAAGCGTCTGCCTTGGCAATCGGATGTGAACTACGGACAACTTGGATTTATCGTTGATAACCAGAAGTCGAGTTACTACGATGTTATTACGGAACGGCAGGCTTGTTGCACGATCAAAAGTAAATTTGGCAATGAAAAAGAACGCCTCGTTAACTCAGAGAACATCGGAATCGCATTTGACCAAGCAATCCGCGAATGGCCCGGATACCTCTACAATACAGAGCAAGACCTTGAGGAAATGTTGCTGTATGGAAAAGGAATCGGAATGTGGGACTCCCCTATGGGATGGATGCCAGAACACGTTTACCTCTCCGACCTTCTCTTTCCAGACGACATTAGGATCGACTTTTGCAACCTTGAAGAGTTTGTCCGCTGTGTCCGTTTGACACCATACGAACTCTACAAGAAGATTGAGAATCGTGCAGCGGCAGAAGCAATGGGATGGAATGTTGACGCAGCAATTGATGCTATCCGTTTCCATCGTGCATTCAGCAACAATCGTAAGACACGCGAAGACTTCTTCCGAACGATCAGCGAGGCAGGATTCAACTGGTCACTATCCGTAAACCAAAAGATCGACCTCTACGAAATTTACTGGAGGGAGTTTGACGGCAAGATCAGCAAGGCAATTATCCTTCAAGACTACCAACCAATCTCCGATTACATCAACTCCAACATCAAAGGAGCAGGTAAGATCAGCGAAGATGATGTCAGAAGCCAACATGGATTTATGATGCTCAAGGTAGGACTCTTCAATTCATGGGATGAGATCATGTATATGCTTACGGATTCTGTTGGCAGCGGACTCTTCCAAGACATCAAGAGCCAAGCAGAATCGGCGTTCGTTGCCTGCCGCCAGTATGACTTCACAATGAACTCTCTGGTCGATGCCGTCCGACTTAACTCCATGTTGATGATCGAAGGTCAAGGGCCAGACGCAACCAAAATGCTGAAGCAGATGGAATGGTTGCCAATTA